AATGCTATGTGTATACACTCTCCGTTACGCACTGCAAAAGGTGCTGAAGCGTGGAATGAAGAAGCTCTTGTAAGATTAAACTCCCCACTAGCAGGATTAGTAAGACAATATAGAGCGTTAGAAAAGATAAGGTCTACATACATAGAACCTTATTTAGAATTGCCTGTGCTTCATACTAGTTTTAACAATTGGGGAACAGTAACAGGTAGGCTATCATCTAGCACTCCTAACTTACAGAATATACCTAGAGACACAGTTTATATTGAGGATAGACAACTATCTGAATCTGATAAAGCAGATGTTCGCGATAGGGTTGCTGCAATTGTATCTAGTAAGGGTGGTAATGCAAATACAGAATTAACTGATGATGTATTAGATACATGGAGTTTTTTAGGTGGAGATAAGTTTAATGTCAATGATGGCAGGCAAATCGCTATAAGAAATCTGTTTATACCTAGAGATGATTACAAAATGATAGCGTATGATTACTCTCAGATGGAAGTTAGAGTATTTATGAGTTATGTAAATAACGAAGAGATGAATGAATTGATGAAACAGGATGATGTGGACTTTCATGGAGAAGCTGCAAAGATAGCTTTTAATATTACAGAAGATGATACTCAATTTAAGTTTTTTAGACAATTAGCTAAGTCAATTACTTTTGGAGTTATATATGGTATTGGTAAAGATAAATTAGCGTTACAGTTAAATACTACTCCTGATGAAGCTGCTCAGTATAAAAATACATATTTACAAAACATGAAAGGATCTAGAAAATTCTTTAACGCTGTTATTAAAAAAATAAAAACAGATGGTAGAGTTAGAAATAAGTATGGTAGAGTATATAGAGTGCCTAGTGAATTTGGATACAAAGGTGTTAACTACTTGATTCAAGGTACTAGTGCAGATATAATGAGTGAACGTATGGTTGCTGTGGCAGAATACCTAAAGGATAAGAAGAGTAATCTATTACTGCAAGTACACGATGAGATTATCTGTGAAGTGCATAAAGACGAAGTAGATGAAGTAGCCCCTGAGATAAGACGATTAATGAAAGAAAACACGTTGAATATTCCTTTAGAGGTGGATATGGAAGTATGTGATCCTTCATGGGCAATAAAAAAAGATTTTGACGACATAAATAAATTTAATTTAGAAGAACACATAGATTGGGACTAATGAAAGTAACAGCAAAGAAAAACGAAACATTTGAAAAACTATTAAGACGTTTTAAAAAACAACTACAAAAAGATGATACTCTCGCTACATACAGGGAAAAACAAGAGTTTGTACCTAAAAGCGTAAAGAAACAACAACAAAAAGCTAATAAGCTAAGAAAGAGTAGGGAAAAAGATGTCTAGTAAAGATGTATTCCATTGCGAAGAAAATGATGATGAAGTTATATACTACGATGGACTTAAAGAAGCTTTTATAGGTTTAGGACATCAACAGTTTAATGGACCTTATGCTGTATACGATAGAGAAAAAGCAATAGAAATAATTGCTAGGGACTTTTATAACGAAAAAAAGAAAGAATACGAGTTTGAAAAAATGAACGCGGAAGAAAAACTTAAAGTTGTACAGGATGTAGGGGATGAAGCATACATGGAAGCAGTTGAATATTTTGAATATAACACTGAAGGAGCGTGGATGGGAGATAGAACTCCTATATTTGTAATTATGAAAGACTTATTAACACCAATAGAACCTATAGAGGAGGACTAAATGGCAGCAGGATGGGAAAACCCAAAAGCCCCTTATGATTTTACACAGGGGATGTGGGACGATTATAATAAAAATTATTCAAACTTATCATGGGAAGAATATCTACAGTTAACAAAGTGGGGTATAAAAAACTTGGTAGATAAAACACCGAATAAACCTGAACAAGAAAATAAAAAGTATAGTTTTACAGAATCATATAATAAAGAAGTTGATGCAGAAGATATACTAACAATAGATACTGATGATATTACAATACCCGGTTTAAGTGATGAAGAAGATGTAAATAAAAATACAGATATAGACCCTGTGCATTATCATTTTGAGATAGAACCCTTTGATTACATACACGATAATCAGATGAATTTTGCAGAGGGGAATGTGGTAAAATATATAACAAGGTGGAGATACAAAGATGGTATCAAAGACTTATATAAAGCAAAGCAATACATAGATATGTTGATAGCAAAGGAGCTAATAAATGACTCCGAGTAAACCAGTGCGAAAAAATGATGGTAATACTGTAGGGAGATATTTTCCAGACGACAATCGTTTTGTTAGAGACTTAAACCATAAAAGACATATTTTTAGAGGAACTAACTCATCAACTTTTGATGAAAATGTAATAGAACATTTAGAAGCATATGTAGATTACTATGGAAATATTTTAGAAGAATTAATTATGATAAATGATTATAAAGACAAGCCTTTTAATCATTTGATAACTTATAAAACATTTTTAGAATGCACAGATAATAAAAAAAATTTATTTTTTCATCATGGAGAAAATAAAAGTAAGTATAAACAATATGAAATACCCATAAAAAATATGGTAAAGGAGATGAAAAGTGGCAAAAGTAGGACTTAAATTAGGATTTACATTTAGAGTAGGTCCATTAGAAACTAACCAGTACGCAAGAATGGACATGGAAATACATGATCTTGATACTGAACTACCAATAGATGAACAATTAGAGGAAGCTGGACTAACTTTAGATAAAGCCTATCAAGCAGTACACGATAAAGTAGACGGCGAGATTAGAAATATTCTAAAGAAAGGTAAGAAAAAAGATGGAGCTTGAGCATGTAAGAGCCATTGTTACTGAGCAGTTCTTAGCAGAAAGAGAGTCACAAGAAGATAAATGGGGTGAGCAAATGCACCACACAGATGAGTATTGGACTGTAATTCTGGGAGAAGAGTTCGGAGAAGTAGCTAGAGAAGTATACGAAAAGAATACACACGACTTATATAATGAGTTAATCCAATGTGGTGCGGTGTGCATGGCATGGGCAGAAGCAATACAAAAACGAAATATAAATAAAGATATAGAAAAAGGAGATGATTTAATATGAAGTCAACCTCAAAAGAAATTTTTAATACATTACTTAATGACAAAAAAGTAAAAGCTACAACAGGTAATGATACTAGTTTTGAGTATACAAAGATACCTTTTAATATCCCACAACTAGATAAAATCACAAAGGGGGGTATACCTAGAAAAAGATTTACTCTTTTATTCGGTGGTTTTTCATCAGGTAAGTCTTATGTAGCATCACAACTATGTAAAACTGTACAAGAAGATGGTGGAGTAGCTGTATGGGTTGATTTAGAAAAGTCATGGGATAGCGATTGGATGACTAAAAGTGGGTTAAATACCAAAGAGATGGTGGTATATAATCCTGATACATCAGAAGAAGCATTTAAAGCAGTTAGAACTTCTTTACAAGCTGGTGCAGACATAGTGGTTATTGATAGTGTTGCGGGTTTGGTGCCTGCAGATATTTTTACACACGAAGATGGTATAGGTCATAGCCCTATTGCATGGCAATCTAGAACTTGGAATCAAATGTTAATGAGACTTATACCCGAATTGAAACATGGTGGAGCACTAGTTGCTATTAATCAGACTAGAGGCACTATGGGTAATGTTCAGATGATGGATACTATGCCCGGTGGTGAAGGTCAGAAATACTTTACACATTGCTGTATGCATTTTACTAGAGGCTCTTGGTTAACTAAACCGGGTAAAAGCGGTTCAAAGAACATGGCAGATAGAATGGGGTTTGAAATAAATGCTAGATTATTAAAAGATAAGTTTGGCGGAGAGAAATTTGAACAAGTAGTAGTGCCATTTAAGTTTGATGGGGGTATAGATATGGTTGAAACTTATGTTAGAGTAGCACTAGAAGAAGGTATTATTGAACAAAAAGGTGCTATGTATTATTATAAAACATCAAATTTTAGAGGTATGAATGCAGTTGTTACATGGTTCAAAGAAGACTCTAAAGAATATGAGGAGCTTGTAGATGCCACGAAAAAGTCATACCTTACAGGAGAATCTGATAGCGAGAGTGCTTGACGAGATAGGGTTACGATACACATGGCAAACGCCTGTAGGTAAATATGTACCCGACTTCATATTAACAGAAATAGATGTTATAATAGAAGCAGACGGTCCTTTTGGACACTTTGCAAAAAGAGATGCTATGAGAGATGAGTATTTAAAAGAGGCGGGATATGAAATATGCCACATCAAAGAAAAAACATATAAAGATATAAAGGCGAAGATATGGCAGGAATTAGATCTATAAGTAAAAAGAATCCTAGAAAGAGTGGTAAAAGAACTAAGAATCAAGATAGATGGTTATTAAAATCTATTGATAATGTTCTAGGTAGAAAGAATAGCCCTCCTTCTAAAGGTAAATTTTATCCCTCTAATTTTGGTAATCCTTGTGATAAGTATCTTTATCTTGCTTACAACGGTTTATTAGATTGGGATACTATCAAACCTAGAATACAAAGAATATTTGATCATGGAGGTACTTTTGAAACTCGCATGAAAAAATATTTAGAAAAAGCTAATCTTTATATTGATGATGAAGTAAGTATAAAATATGAAGATCCTCCAATTTCAGGTAGGATTGATTTTATCATTACGCATGAAAAACATAAAGAAGCTTTGTTAGAATTAAAAACTATTAAAGATGAAGATTTTAAAGAGTTAAAAGAGACTCCAAAACACGAGCATTTAATTCAATTACAAATCTATCTTAACATAACTAATCGTAATTACGGTGTAGTTTTATATGAAAATAAAAATGATCAAAATTTTAAAGCATTTAAAGTTGACAGAGATGAACAAGTATGGCAAGATATATTAAAACGATGTGAAAAAATAATGAGCATGACTACAGAACCTGAGACTTGTACGGGTATGTGGTATTGTAAATGTAAAAATAGGAGGTAATAATGGAAAAAAGATGGGGTTATCAAAACGCAATAGACTTTGCAAAACAAGAAAGAGACTCAATACCTAATGTTCCTTGGGTTCAATTTCAACAAGATGCAGCAGAC